CCAATGAGATCGAGATACGAATCCTCGCGCTCTGGACTTTCCACCATTCGGCTGAGTTTTGTCGCGATAAAGACGAGTGCCACGTCAGCTGGGTCTCTGAGCTGAATACCGAGCAGCCTCGCGATTTTGTAAATGCGTAAAAGATTGAATCTCGGATCACCATATTCAAGCCCCCTGTCATCGAGGGTGTTACCAGCATCCGAGAGCCAGTCACTTAACGATCTCTCTGACATTTAAGCTGCTCCGTCCTCTTTTATAACCTTCGTTAAAGGCTTTGGCTTTGATGGCGACAATTGTGCGAACGCCTAAGTAATACACCGATATAACGGCTACGAAAATGATGGCGTCATTGGACATCAGCGTTCACCCCAAATCGGTCTAGCCAATAGGCTGAGATTTCTTCGCGGCTTAACCGCCCTCTAACTGATTTTCTACCTAGCGATTCAATTGCATATCTGCGAATAATTTGGCCTTTAACGTAATTCTTACCATCAGACCAAGCGCCAGAAGTAGAATCAAATCGAATTACTGCTGGATTATTTATCACTTACTCTCCCGTTCTGTAACCCTTAAATGGATTTACGGGATAAATGTATTTAATTAAATCTATTTATACAAGTAGGAGATCGGAGTGTCGTATATCTAGGAAGCCACAGAGCTTCTCAACCTTGCCGCTGTTAGCAAAGTCGGTCTTGTCAGGAAGGGCCTTTAATTGCCACTCAGGCTCGTTTATAGCCCCTAAATCGAACTGATAGACCCCTTGTGGGGTGGAGTTAATATAAAGCGTCCTAGCGCCCGTTCTAGCCCTTATATCGGCCAAATAATCCCACTTCTTCTTCTCAATCAAAAGTGTGGGGTAATGAGTGCGGCGACACTTCATCTCAATATAAGCGTCGTGGGTAATGCCGTCAGCTCGGTCGGTCGCCGATAAAGGCGTCAAGTCCGGATAAACCGACTTGAGAGCCTCGAATAGCTCAACCTCGCGTAAGTAAATTAGACGTCCTCTTCGCCATCTTCCCACCCAATTTTTCTAATCGGATCTTGTGGGTCGATAACCCAGTCAGGCCAAGCGCTTCTATCCATAGCAAAGGCAAGAGCTAAGCCCTCATCCATTCCATTACGGCGACAAGTTTCGTAAATCTCTTTACAGGCAATAGCCCAGAAATCGAGTTTAGTGGGCAGCTCTTTAACTGTGCGGCGAGATTTAGCCGTTTTCTTGACTGGCTTCTTAACGCGCTTTCTTGTTGCCATTAGCCCCCACCTTCTTCGATAGGGCTAATTCTAACTGAGACTCCATTTTATCAAGGCGCGACACAATGGGGATATTTTCTAATTTGATTATGTAACGAAGCCCAGCGATGAGCAAGGCGATTGATCCGAGAACTGAAGCTACGAATCCAGCGATGGTATTGGCGTCCATTACCGGACTTTCCCGTAACGCTCGTAATTAGGGTTGAGCCAGTTAATAATGCTAGGCAAGACTGATACTAGAGCCGCATTTGCAATCGCATCGACATCCCAGCCCACCGCGAGGTATGTTGCGAGTGCTGTTGCTAGGAACGTCTTGGCCCAACTTTCCGCCATCTTCTTTAGGTCGCTCATTTCTGTCTCCTTCAAGGTCAAACCATTTCCCGTCATTGTCTCCCAAAGTTGTAAAGCTAATATGAAAATGCGAGCGGTGAGGGTTAGCGCCTTTATATTTGCGGCGCTTCCAACCCAATATCGGACTCATAATTTTGCCGTCGTAAATAATGTATTTAATGCGCTTGTCTCCGCGCTTGGCACACTTACGAATCTTTTCAACCAACGCATAAGTTTCCTCAGGATGGGCGTTAAGGTTGGCGTCAATATCTAAAGCTCTGACAATTCCATTTCTTCGATTGTCTGGTATGTGGTCAGAATTACCTTTAGCAATATGCCGAGCATCAGCAACCCAGCCGTCAGAACGCCGGTCGCGATCAGGATAATCGTCATCTATTTGCTCCCTTAGTTGGATGCCGGCTTTGCAAAGTTTAGCCAAGACCCAAAGCCTTCAAATCGTCTGCAGTTAAACCAAGCGCAGCCAATTTTGCTTCAGCTGCATTTTTAGCCGCTATTGCTTCAGCTTCTTTTTCTTGTAAATGAGCAACGTAATCTTTTTCGCCTTGTGCATATTCTTCTGCTGTGATTGGTTTTACTCCGTCAAAATACTTAGCAGTAGAAAAATCGTTATCCCATACAGCCCAACCATTCGGACGTAAGAACGCCATAACTTCATCGACTCTAGGTTTCATTATGCCCCAATCTCAAGTAGAGTTAATGTGCTTGTATCATCATTAGGATTGATTTGAACTGAAGCGTTATTGTAGAAACTTCTGAGTTGCACTTTGTATGTCGTGGCGGAAGTCGTTGCAGGTGAATCCAATTTTGCGCAAGATACCGCGCCAACTCGATTGGTCGCTGTTGAAGCTGTATAGGCGGCAATTGTGCTTATGTATTGAATATCCGTCGCGCCTCTTAATAATTTAATGTCAGCACCAGCGTCATTAGTTTTGGCAACGTTTCCAGCTGAAAACAAGATTAAAACTTTGCTGGAAGTTGATGAGGGTGTAATTGAAAGCGAAATGTGGTCGACATAAGTGCTTGTTGATGAGGAAGTATTTCCTGCGGTCGTTGAAACTACTTGCAAAACTTTTCCGCCACTAGCAGGAGTGGCCCATTTCAATCCCGTAGATGTTGTCGAGTCTGCTGTTAATACTTGTCCATTTGTGCCGACTGCTAGGCGAGCTGGAGTGTCAGCTGCGGTCGCAGAAATCAAATCCCCTTTAGCATCCAAAATTGTTAATGGATCAACCGCGACCCAAGTAAAATCCATATCTGTATTAGAAGTTTTGGATAAAACTTGTCCGGTCGTTCCGCCTTTAAGATCGACTAAAGAAGTGTCGATGGCGTTGCCAAGCGTTCTCATAGCGAGTGCGCCGTCCTTAACCAAATCAGAATCGTCAGGCGTTTCCCAGCCGAAATTCGTTGTTGTTGCCATTAACTAATCACTCCTATCGCGTCCTGCCATTCTAAGGTATTAAGCACACTATTCCAGCTTTCTGCTGCGTTGACCTGCGCCCATTGTTGAGCGACGGCCGAGAACTCTGTGGGTGAAGCGTTGAAGGTAACCGAAAGGCCACCGACCGACGCCCTAAACGTCCATCCCTCTACATAACCGGTGAACTCGCCACCGAGCATTTGAGGTGGAAGGTTACTGATGCGGACGGGTTGACCCATAAAAATATTGAGCAGGGCGTCTCGATCTGTGTCGTCAATTTCAGGGTTTTGAAGTGGGAAGGTTATGGATTGGAAGAGGTAGCGAGGGTAGGCGCGGAGTTGAATCAGCCTGTCGCCCATATCCTCAACGTCTGAGGTGTTCTTGAGGTAGCTTGAGAACTGCTCGGCATAAAGGCCATAAGTTCCTTGTGAAGTGGAATCTTGGGCGATGTATTGAGAGTTAAAGTTATTGCCATAGTCGATAATAATTTTATTAGCGATGTCGCCTTGTCGCTGGACTATTCCAATTCCTGCGCCGATTGCTTGTCCGGCATCGAGGTCGGTGTATCCGTTGGCAACTAGGTAATCCTGTCGATGGCTCGCATCTGCGTAGTTGATATTTCCGTTAGCATCCTCATACAAATAGCCTAAAGCTGAGGAAGCGATTTGATTGGCGACGTTGGAAATGACTTGATCCGTAATCTGTCGGCTCGCCATCGTATATTCGCCAGCGTCAATAGTTCCCAAGCCAATATCTCCAGCTTCAGCCCAAGTCTCTGTCGCAGGGTCGTAAGTAGCCCAAGTCTCGGCAGGTGGAAGTTCGTTCCAACTAGCCAACAATAAATCGTCAAGTAAATCGAGAATTTGTGCGCCGTCTAACCCTTCGGCTAAATTGCCATCAAAGGTCGCTCGTTGTAGTCTGATTAAGGCTCCGGTGGCTGTGATGTTGATAGTCGTTACAGCCGCCTCTGATCCTGCACTTGTGACAACTTGGCGAAGGTCAGAAATGCGACCGCCAAAAAGCGGCACATAATCGGCGTTGGAATCTTGAACTTCGATGAGGATGGAAGTATTGACGGCAAAGTTATAAACGCTGTTATCTGTGTTAATTAGTTGCAAAGAGCAATAGCCAGCAGGGGTAGGCGAGTTAATATCTGTTCGGCCAGAGGTAATATTCAGATTGGCAAGAGTTACGCCGGTTACTGTGTCGCCGTTAGCTCTTACTCTCCATACGGGCGTCCAAGCGGTCATAGAATCTGCGCGTTAGTCCGTAGGTCGCCAGCACCGGTAGTGCCGCGATTGGTTGAGTTATTTAGGGCTAATACAACAGCTCGAGTAAATCCTTCTTCGTCAATAATGCTGGGCGAATTAACGTTAATTGTTAGTCCAGCGTTTTCAGTTTTGCGGAATGAGCTTGGATCAAAAACGCCGTTAACTGCTCCACCAGTTCTGGCATTATTGAAAGCATCAAAAGCCGCATTAGTTCCAGCTATAACTCCAGCAATAGTTCCAGCAACACTAGAACCGCCGCCAGTTTTACCGCCAGTTGAACCGCCGCTAGTTCCGCCGCCTATGCTACCGCCGCTAGTTCCGCCACCTGTCGTTCCGCCGCCTAATGTTGCTCCGCCAAAAGGTAGATTTGCAGTTGGAATAGAGCCAGTCATAGCGGTAGAACTTGTGCCGACTTTAGGAATGGTTGAGATGTTAGGCAGTAAAGGAATAGCGTTATAGGCGCGAATAATTTTATTAACGGCTTCAATAACGTCATTCGCTAATTCTTTGACTTTATTTGTCACAGTTGCGACGACTGTAATGATTCCAGCGATAGTAGCGCCGACGGCTTTGATTGCCGCAACAAGACCATTCTCGAAAATAGGAATGAGGAAGTTCTTAACAAAAGCCCAAAGGTCGCGCAAAGCCGCTTCATTATCTTTAAAAGCTTTAATGATTGGATCGACTGCTGCTCGCTTTGCTTCTTGGAATTTAGGAATTAAGACATTGACAAAGTAATCTAGAAGTTGGCGCAAAATAGGCAACAAAGCCGCTCCTACAGATTCTTTTGCTTCATCAAAACTTACTTTTAGCCGGTTTATTTGACCTTCAAAGGTATTGGCTTGAGTTGCCGCAGCGCCGCCAAATGTCTCAGACAGTTGCTTAACAGTTCCCTCAAAGCCAAGAGTTTTAGCTTCT